TGTAATAGAAGAAGCTGTAATTTTTGAACCATGTAAACTTGCAATTTTTGCATCGTCTACTGCAAGATTTGCAATCTTTGCGTTTGTGATAGCAGCGTCTTGTATTTGTGTCGTACCCACCGCCGCTGTAGCGATTTTAGCGTTCGTAATGGCTACGTTTTGGATAGCAGCGTTACCTACTGCTGCGCTTGCAATGTGAGCCGAAGTAATTGCAGCGTTAGCAATTTTCGCTGAATCAATAGCAGCATTTGCGATTTTAGCATTAGTAATCGCACCATCTTGGATTGCAGCAGTACCAATAGCAGCATTAGCAATTTTCGCACTTGTGATCGCACCGTCAGCGATTATTGCTGAGCCTGCTGTAATTGTGTTTGCAGCAACTTTAGAAGCTGTAATAGCGCCGTCTACAATGAGTTCAGAATTAGCTTTTCTACGCACTACTACTTTAGTAAAGTACCAATCACCGAAATTACTGAAAGCATCAATTTGTGTCCAAACTCTAGCTTTTGTGAAACCAGCAGGTACAGTAACTTCACCGCTAAACTTAGTCCATGATCCGATAGGAGTAGTTTGGAATGCCCGTACCCATGTATTTGTACCGTCTTCCTTTTGAAAATTTAATCCTGCGCCGAATTTTTGGGTACTATTAGATGTTGCGCACCACACTTCAATGTAGAATTTATCTCCTTCATTAACAGGGAAGAAACTACCACAACAACCATCACGCTGACTCTGTTTGCCTACATAAGTTGTTGGTGCATTTGCAGGTACGCCTGTTGTTGTATTAACGACAGCTTCAACACCCGACCACTCCCTGTCGCTTCCGCCGTCAAATACAGGGTTCACGCAAAGATTCGTTAAATCAGCAACTACTAATTTATCGGTTGTGATCGTTTTTGCCTCTATTCTATTTACGTCAATATAACCGCTAGTAATCTTGCTCGCATCTAAGTTTGTAATCTTAGCGTCCGTAATAGCTCCATCTGCGATATGTGCTGTGCCAATAGCCGCCGTTGCAATAGCCGCTGCACCCACCGCCGCATTCGCTATATGTGCAGAAGTGATTGCGGCATTGGCAATTTTCGCAGAATCAACGGCTACATTAGCGATTTTGGCGTTCGTAATCGCACCATCTTGGATTGCTCCTGTTCCGACCGCTAGGTTGGCGATTTTAGCGCTCACGATTGCGGCATCTTGGATTTGTGCACTGGCTACCGCGTTATCAGCTATTTTAGCATTGGTTACTGCATCGTCTGCTAGTTTAGCCGCGTCAACAGCTAGGTTTGCCAATTTGGAGTTATCTATTGCACCGCTGGCAATCTTGCTATTATCGACGGCTCCGCTAACAATCTTAGCCGCAGTAACCGCCAGGTTCGCTAATTTCGTACTATCGACCGCGTTCGACGCAATCTTGAGGGTCGTTATAGCCCCATCGATGATATCGTTCGATGCAATTTGAATCTTGTTCGCTGATGTTCTGTCGAGTTCAGTATTGCCGACTGCACCAGCCGCGATTTTTGCGTTTGTAATGGCATCATCGACGATTTTAGCCGTGTTAACAGCACCGTCTGCTATTTTAGTGGTAGTAATGCTACCGTCAGCTAGCTTTTGCGCGGTTACTGCGAGGTCGGCAATGTGCTGTGCATTCACTGCACCGAACAGGATGTCATCGCTGATGATTTTGACTGTCGATGCGGATACCTCGTTCGTAAACGCTCCAGCTTGTCCATACGCGTTCACTGCACGTAGGCGGTAGTACCATGTCTGATTGACATCCGCGTCGTGCGTGTAGCCGCTTGCCTTGCCTTTCCATAACAAATTTGCACTATTCGGCGTGAACCCGGCTGTCTGCGAGGCATACAGTTCATAGTACGCCACCGTTTTGGATGTATCAATATCCCATTTGAGAATGACCTTTTTGAACGCCCCGGTCGCGGAAAAGTTGGTCGGCGCCGCAGGAGTTGCACTCGGCGCTTTCTGTTCCGCGTATTGTTGTGTGTATTGTTCTGCGTATTGTTTCGCGTTTTGTTCCGCTGTCGAGGCTGCTTGATCCGCATACTCCATTGCCTCTTGTTTGGCTGTTTCTGCTTTTTGCTCTGCCGCTTGCGCTGTCTGTTGCGCTTGTTGTGCCATTTGTTGAGAGTTTGACGCAGTTTGTTGCGCCGTAGTCGCGGTTTGGTTCGCCGTTTCTGCCGTACTTTTCGCTTCCGTCGATGTAGCGATTGCTTCCTCCGCTCTCGCTTTCGCTTCGTCCCACGTCGTCTCTTTTTTCAAGAGTTTTGACTGCAAGGCACGCATTTGCGCCGTGATATTGCTTTTGGCAGTTTGGATGTTTCCTAATATACACCGGTCTTTCGATGGGTCACTAAAGCTTGTTTCTAACTGAATAACTCGGGCTTCTAAATAGAGAGGAGGACTAAATGTTTCGTCGATCACATAAACCGTGTCACCAAGTCTCACTTTTTCATGTTCAAGCCCTGCAAGACGTTCCAACAGCGCAACATCGAGATCATACGTGATTTTCGGGTTTTTCCGCTTCTGCAATTCATTCCATGTCGCGTTCAATAATTCTTCGGCATTGTCCGTCTCGTATTGGAACACACCGAATAGGTGTTTCCCTTGTACGCCGTACCGCTGTAAAGCGTCCGGGTCGCCTACCCAGTCTTGATTGAGCGGCTTGTCGAACGGGTCCCCGTTGCTTTTTGAATAGGACACATTTCGGAATGTCGTATAATTCCCGTCCGCATCGCCTTTCCCAATCCCGATGAGCGCCGTTGCCAACTCGGATATATCGACGGTGCGTTTGATGTTCAGGATGTCCTTGTTGAATACAAACCGTTTTTTGGTGACGGTTCCGCGTTGTTTCACTATGTCAACATATCGCCCGATGACCTCACCGTTTTCCATCTTCACGCGGAACGACAACTCGCCGCCATACAACTCCCCGAGCATTTGCAACGCGCTGACCACGGTCTGGTAGTCCTCGATCACCACTTTTTGCACGCCGAGATAGTCCGTCCGGCCGCGCTCCCACCGGGTGTCTTGCAAGATGATGTCCAGCGCTTGGTCGATATTGACGGAATAGTACGTGTTTGGGCGCACGATGTCATTCAATAGCTCCAACCCGGCGTCTTCGGCGTACACGTATTTCTCGCTTTGCTCCGCGTGCGTTTCCTCAACTTGGATAATGGTAAACATCCGCAAATTCCCATCCAAGTCCGCCCGTACGACATAGCCGCCTTCTTCAATCAAGTCGGCGTTCGGGTGGTTCGTCGGCACACGGAACTCATATGTCGCCACGCCGGTGCTCAAATCTTCTTTCATCACATCGTCGTAGTACGGACATGAGCCGGGACTTCCGTTGTTTGTAAAAATGGCTCTGACTTTCTCATGCCGGTCAAGAACAAAAATCATCCGTCTCACCCCTTTGACACTCCACACGGCTGAAGCCGTGGGATTATTAGGAACTCCCGTCTACTGACGGGATATTAACCAAGCTCAACCCGCCTGCCCGGCGGTGAAATTTTCATCCCACCTCTGAAGGGCTGGGTTTTCTCGAATTCTATAAGAAACGCTCAAAAAAAGACGCCTCAAACGTGGCGCCTGAGTCGTCCGTATTCACTTTCACTTCGGTCTGTCCCTCGTAGATTGGGAAGAACGTAGAACCCACATCCACTTCCTGCATAAATAAATCCCCATTCAGCCATACGCTGGAGTCGGTGAGGTTGACCTCCAATTCGTCGCCCGGCTGAAAGATTTCGGGGATCTCGATCACTGTATCGGTGTTGTGTTTCAGCACTTTCACGTCCGTCACTTTCATAATGCCCACCGGTGGAACGGTGTCCCATTGTGCGAAATGAATAACGAGATACGCCAGCGGAGCAGTTGTGAACTTTCCAGCCACGTCGTAGTAAGTTCGTCTGATGGTTTTGTACTTTTTCCATTCATCCCACTCGATCCGGGAAACTTCTGCGTACCATTTGTTTCCGACTCGAGATAAAATCAATTCCCCGTAAAAATCATTGTAATCCCCAACGTGCGTTGGGTAGACCTCTTTCACTGTTGTTTTGCTGGCAACTTTCAATTTTTGACCGACATAAATTTGGTTCGGGTCTTTAATGCCGTTCAATTGTTGCAACGTTTTGACAGTCGTTTTGAACTTCGCTGCAATACTTGAAAGTGTATCGCCAGACTTCACAACATAGGTGGTATATGTTGTCTGTGACACTTTTTTTGGTTTCGGCGGAGCCGGTTCTTTCTCGAGGAACATCGTGTTTTCAACCATGATTTCCGGGATGTTGAATTCGTAACGATCATAACTGTCCCTCATAATCAACTTGCCGATTTTCCCGCCGTTTTGGTCAAACAAATAGATTTCCAACCTGCCCATTTGGTTGCCGTCCAGCTTTGACGTCCCGTCTTCAGACCGGAAATACATGCGGACGCGCACCTCAAAATTTTGTACAGGTTCAGACAGTGTTTTACGTATCGCAGGACCATGCCACATCCTTGCGCCGGTTCCGTAGTCTGATGCCTTAATCCCGCCATTGTCTACGATAACGGAACCGACGTTCACTCGTCCGGGGTCGGGCAAGCTCCCTGCGTTCACCCATCCGCTTGTGCTTTCCATCGGATCGTTAAGAATCGTCTGCGTTTTGGGCAACACGATTTTATCCGGTTGTTTCGGGTTGCCGATCAAAATAATGCCGTCGGGGCTCGTAAACGAAACGAATGTAGCCGGGTTTTGGAATGTCACTTTAAACACCGGGAATGTTTCAGTTGTTCCCTGGTTGTCGAACAAAAACACCCCGTTCGCGTCCGGCGTGATGGTCTTTTTAATCGTCGAATAGGCGAACGGGTCGGGGCATAGGAAGGTGAGTTGGCCGTGGCCGTACATCAACAGTTGTTCATAATCTGTGTTGTCCTGCACGATCGCATAATATAGACGATCGGGGGCGTCACTTAAAATCAATGGAGCTGGCCCATCTTGCTTGAGCCACCACGCCAACAAATCAATGCAAGTATACATCGTTTCCTTGCTTGGCGCGTCAATTCGATAATCCACTGTAATTACGCGCGGCCCGTATTTTCTACCGGTATAATATTCCCCGTGCCGCACAGGGACGGACAGAGTATAGACCGTTTGTGGCGGCAAAATCGAGTGCGAAATTCTTTTTACCTTAAAAAACGACGGTGTATCATTGCCCGCGTAGCTTAAAATCATGTAACCACTCCTCTGTAGCGGCTTTGCAGACGATTCAGACGGTTCAGCTCCTCTTGATTGAATTCTGCTGTCGCCCTTGCAAATTCTCGTCCATTCACCACGAGTGGCACTTCAATGCGATAGCGTGCATAGCTACCTTCATTGACAGGCGAGGCAGCCTTTTCAGACGTGGCGGATTGGATCACATGGGTGGTCAGCATTTGCTGACCGACAGTTGTGGACAATCCTACTTCCGGCATAGCCAGTGCCCGATTAAGCATCCCTTGAATGAACGGCATTCCTTTTTTCAAGCTGTCTGAAATTGGTCCGGCGAAATCGAGTTTGTCCAAATCAGAAAGAGGCCCCACTTTCGCTGGGGAAAACGGAAGAAAGTCACGGATTTTTTGGGCTACACTGCTAATAATGCCAGTGACTTTGTCAATCATACTTCTAATCCCACGCACTAACATCTCCATAAATCCCTTTCCTGCCTGGTAGAATTGTTCAGCAATCTTCCCGAATTCTCCGCCAATCAAACGTCCTAAACCACGAATCAGACCCAGCACCGCATCAATACCCAATCGGACTACATTCCCGATGAGCTTCCACGCATTCGAAAGGAGACTCTTCGCGTTATCCCATAATTTTCTCCAGTTCCCCGTGAAAGCGGCGGCGAATATGCCGATGATACTCAAAATCACACCAAGAGCCGCTCGAATGATCCCTTTCACTGTTCCCCAAGTTGATTGAACAATGCTTTTCAATAGCACAAAAGCGGCTTTCAACAGCCCAACCATGGCGGTTACTTGCGAGATGACGTACGTTTTCACGAATGACCATATTGCTTGCGCGGCTTGCATAATCTGTTGGCCGTTCTCATTCCAAAATTGTTTTAACTGTCCGAACAACTGTTTTCCCAAGGAGACAATAGCCGTCCATACGGGAATGAGAATCTGATTTAGGATGAAATCCCACACTTGCACGGCATATTCTTTGATCGCGTTCCACCCCGTAATAACCGCATTTCGGAATGTTTCGCTATGCTTCCAAAGCAAATACAACGCGGCTGCTACAACGACGATCGCCGCTGCCCATGCAAGGCCAATAGAAATCGAGCCGCCCATCAGGGAGGCAAGGGCCTGCATAGGACGCAAAAACATGAAGGCGATAGCGCGAAGACCAAGCATGTATTTCCCTACCAACGCAATCGGGATGGCAAACAACATAAACAGTGTAGTGAGATATAAAATCGAGAAGATGACTGTTGAAATAACAGGACTAATCGAATTGAGTTTATTAATGAACTCTCCGATTGCCGTTATCGCGTCCACGATCTTTGAGAAAATAATACCCCAGGTTTTAATAAAAGGTTCCATTGCTTTGGCCCAAGTGGATTTAAACCGCTCCAATGAAGCCCCTAACGGCGTGATGCTATCTTTCAAGGCCTGTATTTTCTCTTTGGTCTTTTCTTTCAATTGTTCCAACTCGGTCAATGCCGCCGTCTTGGCAAGTTTGTGTTTTTCACGCCACAGTTCTACATATTTTTGTAGTTCCGGATCAGACATTCGAGTTAGTGCCTGGATTTCCCCGGCCGCCGCTGGCCCCATCTTCCGTAGTTCGGCGATCAGACCTTCGTCCACACCCCGTTTGGCCAACGAAGCAAGGTTTTTCATCCAGTCACGCATCGTGCTGACTTGCTCTTTTAGGTTTTTGAGCAATGTCTTCGGATCGGTATGAGTGATCTGCGCTTTTGAAAATAAGGACCATGCGTCATAAATCTCTTGTGCCCGTTGTCGCACTGTATCCCGATATTCTTGGAGCGCTTGAGCAATTTTCTCGCGGATTTGCTCCACTTCCGGCCCTTTCGCCGCTTTAGCAATCGCGTGGGTCAAGAGCCCGAAAGCGGCCACCGCTCCTAGGGCTAATATCGGCACTTGAGCAAGGCTTTGGTTAAGGTTTCGGGTGAAATCTTGCAGCTTTTTCGGGTCTGCGCTTTTTCCAAGTGCTTCTAGGGCAATCTGCGCCGCACTCCCGCTGGCAGCAAACCGTTGCATCGCTGCGCTCGCTCGAAGTGTTCCGCTGGTGTATTTAGCAAGAAGCGGATTGGTCTGTTGATAAATGCTGTGCAGTTTTTCTGCGTGTGTTGACGCGTTCATAAAAGTGGCCGCATGCCGAATATAGGATTGGGTCAAAAGGTGGTTGTTTTTCAACATGTTGTCTGTGGCTTTTTTGTGTTCCGCTCCCAATTCACGAATGCGGTTCATTAAGTCTTGATTGGTGCCTTCGAACGTTTGCAATCCTTGTCCGAGTTCAAGAAACTTCTTCTCCACTTCAAGGATTTGCTTTTGATAAGGCAAAAGCGCCTGCCGCTGCCCCTTGGTCATTTCACGGTGCATTTGGCTGAACTGCCGCTGAAGTTCGCGAAGCTCCTGCTCGATATTCCCCTTCTCCAACCTCGTGTCAATCTCAATACGACCATCCGAAGCCATTGCTCTCACCTGCCTTTCTTCACAAACATCGACGCCACGGCATCCCACTTGCGATCAATCGCTTGCACCGCCTGTCTTTCATCCAACACCTCGTCATCAAGACGATAGCGGCGCTTCATTTGCAGGATATAGTCACGATATTCTTTGTTGTACCGATCTGGCGGCGGCACTTTCATTTGACGGAGGCTGACCACTTCTTTGAATACCGTTTGATTGTCCAAATTCAGCAAGAGTTGCATGAATTTGTGCCAATGCAGTTTTCCTTGTTGTTCAAACAGGTCTATCCGGTATGCCCGCATGAATGAAGCATAAATAAGGCCGGCATCTTTTTTGAAATCAAACACCTTCTTGACCACTCCGTCTACAGGTTGCGTAAAATCAACGTCCAAAAACTCCTTAAAGATATACACGAAAAGCTCATGTTTTTGGTTGATCGGGAGTGGTTCGACATCTTGGACATTCTCAACCAAGATTTCCAATGCGATTTCGATTTTCTCGTAGTCAGTGAACCATTCGTCGTTGAGCAATTCGAACACGCGCAAAACATGGTCAAAGGCCAAGTTCAAACGGATTTCAATGCCGTTGTATTCAAAAACATCATCGAACGTTTCCGTAAGCGAGAACCGCATTTATCTCGCCTTCTTTACGTATTTCTTGCGTCTATCCTCTTTCATTTTTTCGGCCTTCTCCGCAAACAACTCCGTCAAAAACTCAAGCAACTCCGCATACACCACCGTTGAGCGGCCGGCCGCTTCAAACAGCTCGTCAAACGTTCCTTCGCCAAGCAACGCCTCCGTCAGACTTTTCATATTCTGCCGCTGTTTTGCGAGCAGTTCCGCTTGCTGATCGTCAGACATGGAAGCGATGTCTTGTTCCGTCAGTTCTTTGGATTCATCATAGTATTGCTTGATTTTTTTTTGATACTCACCCAACACATCGTCAGAGAAATCGATGCGATATACTTTTCCGTTGATCTCCACTTCTTCATAAGCTTTGCTAAACTCAAACTTTCTCATGCTTTTTCCTCCTCAAATAACAAAAATGAAAAAGCCGCTAAAGAATAGCGGCTTGTAGAACCATTTCGTATTCATTACGGGGCTGGCGGAGTCGCGGTTGGACGTCCGTTAAAATGGATTTCGAAACTTATCTCTGATTTCGAATTGCTGTCCCCCGAAGGACCTTCAATATTTGCGATTGTACATGCCCCTGCGATTAACGTTCCATCCGGCAACGTCCATTTAAAATCCGTTTCCCGTCCTGATCCTAGTTCGAGCATATTTCCGAAAATAAAATCTTGTGCAGGGTCGCCTAATTTGCGATGTCCGCTAAATGTAATAATTAATTGCGCACCTGTCACTGTAGACGTGGCGAATCCATCACCATCTAAATAGGTATCTTGAGCCACTTCCTCATTAAGCGATACCTCGAAATTATTCAAACCAGCACCCAAACGAGCATAAGTGCCGGGCGAAACGCCGGGTGTAGTGTTGATTTCAAAACGATGCGCCGACTGCAACAACAATCCTTCTGACATACTCATTCTCCTTTCCGCTCATATTCCGCGTTAAACAGTGCGGTGTAGATGTATTCGTCATGTTCTGTTTTTTCAACGAAGTTCGGAAGGGTGTACACCTCACACTGAACAAAACGCCCTTCCGTCAGTGCGATGTCCTGTTCCGTCAGACGGTCAAGTACATGGGTGATGTCATTTATGACTCGGATAGCGTTTTGCTGATCGTTGTCTTTCACAAGGATTTGAAAGGACATTCGATATACTCGACCGCGGTCCAAGTATGCCTCACGGAACGTGCTGGGGGTGAGACGAAAACAAACGGCTTTAGGTTCTTGTGACAGAATGCCAACTTGTACAGCGGCATTCAATGCCACACGGCTTTCGATGACATCAATCAGCCGATCCATTAGTTCCACGCCTCACCCCTCCTATTTCAGATTCTCATCGAATGCTTTCTGGGCTAGCTCCACCCACTCTTGATAATGCTGAGTTTTGGCCGCTTCAAACCAAAGTCCCTGTGCGTTCGGGTTTTTGTCTTTACGGAAGTTGTACTGCGGATTGTAGTAGAGCCGCCGCGCATACGGCGTATCCCACACAATCAATCCTTGTCCGATTTGACTCGCTCGCAAAGAACTTCTCATCAATTCACCAGTGTCAAATGGGATGAAGTAGTTGCTATCTTTCAGCACTTGTTGATCCAACGCATGTTGGGCTTTGTTTAGCGCGTTGTCAATTTTGTTAGCAACCGCATTAGTATCAAAATGAACCTTAATGTTCATCTTAATCACAAGAGCATCACCTCGATGTGATGCGGTGTGTTATCAAATCCATAGAACGGCGTGACGCGGATCACCGAGTATTCTTTTCCTTGGAATACCACTTTCGATTTCTCCCGAAACGTAACCAGCGGCCGGGAATGGGTCATATCAAAAAACAGGATGAAGGACTCGTTTGGTTTCTCACGCTCTCGTTCGCCTGTCTTGCGGCGATACGAGGCGATCGGTTGCAACCGAACGTTTTCAATTGTCACAGGGGCAGAAAACGTCTCGCCATATCGTCCTGTCTCTACACACTCCATATATTCGACGGCATGAATCAGCAGGGACAGTGGAATAGGTTTAATCACGAACCTCTACCCCCGCATACAGCCAGCCGGTGCGGCGAAGGAACGAGAGGGCAAGCGGACTGGTCGGATTGCCAGGCGATGCACTTTTGTAGCTGAAGTCCCCAATTTTGACATCCTGCAAATCCGTCACGCCTTGTAAAACACCATCCCCGTTTTGGTACAGGTATTCCACCTGCGCCGCCACCGCCTTCTTCAGGAGTGTTTGACGCCATTCCGGCTCAACAGAAAGGTCTGTAATTTGGCCGCTCGTCATTTCGTCGATCCATTCGCTCGCTCGCATCGCCAGCCGATCAAAGGTGTTCGCATCTGAAATCGGAGACCCTTTATACACATTGGCATAAAAATCATAGTCGATGTATGCCATGGCCGCTCACTCTATTTCTTTTTAAGTTTTGCCAGTTCCGCTTTAGCCTTCTCTAATTCATCCGCAAGCTGGTTATATTCCGCCACAGACACATATCGACCGCCCGTTGCCCGTCTGACGACATTCCCCTGTTCGTCGATTTGGTCATACCCCTGCTGAAGAAACGCCTCCAAGCGGCTTTCCGGAATCTCAAGAATCCGGTTTTGTTTTCGTACCTTTACTACATCCATTCGCATTCCCTCCTTATGCGTTTAAAAAGAGGGCACGAAGCCCTCTATCGTTACTGTGTAATGTGGAATTTCACGCCTGCTGCTTTCTTTTCAAGGATGAATACATCCCAGTATTTGCGTTCATAGTACAAATACTTTCCGCCTGTTGCCGCGCTTGGTTCGTCTAGGTCAACAAACTCGTATTTTTGTGGCGCGACAATTGCAAGCGGGTGAACCAAAATCATGTTGATTTGCTTGGCTGTTGCATCCGGAACAGCGCCATCCGTAAAGTTGTATGCCGTTTTCATCCGGCTCGACGGCACCGTCACAATTTGCACATCATCCAACGAATACACATTTCGGTTTACGCTGCCGCTGTTTTGCGTCACCGTCAGCATCCGCTGGATTTCTTGCGCTTGTTTCAACAGTTTTTTCACGGCCGGCGTGACATAAAGGATGCGTCCGCTTTGCGGCACTTCTGCATCATCCATTTCCTCCATAAAGGTATCGAAAATGGACAGAATGTTGCTGGCATCCAACGCGGTCGTGTTCGCTACCCCGCCATAGGCGACAAACTCGGCATACAACTTCGATGCCATGTATTTGTCCATTTCCGGAATTTTTTGCTCATCGTTAAACACACGCGTGATGTTGGCGATCGTAAGCGCCATGTTGGTCTCATCAATGTCTGCCGGGTCGACAAGCGTACGGAATTCCCGGTCATGCTCAAGCGTTTTGGTCTCCCAGCTGTTATCCGCACGGCGAGTGAAAGTACCGACAACATCGCGGTCTACATCAACAAAACCACCCGTCGTGATGCGCGGGATTTGAACCGTTTTAGCATTGACCCACTTGATCGTCCGGTTGTTCGGCGTGTTATATAGGGCGTTAAACGCCAACCCTTCTGAAAATTTTTGTTGCAACGCTTCTTGATACAATTGAGCATAGTTTGGCATATTCTCAACCTCCTAGATTAATTTTTGAAAGCGGCCAACCATTTTTCTAACTCGCTTTGCGCTTGTTTTTGGTGTTGGCCGGTCGTAAACTGCGGTTTGGGTTCTTGCGGCTCTTGTTGCGCTTGCTTGAAATGCGGGTACTTTTCGATCACCTTGGCAATCGCCTCATCCAACGTCGTGTCATCATTCACCAACCGCTGGGCGAGCACGACAACGTCCTCTACATAGTCAGTGTGCACTCCTGCCTTAACAGCGGCGAGTTGTGCCGCTAGCGCTTCTTTCTCTTGTTGTGCAGTTTGGAATTGCTGTTCGAGCTGTTGCAATCGTTCCGCTTGCTTCTGCTGTTCCGTTTTTTGCGACTCTTGCCATTCACGGAACTTTTGAAGGCCTTCTTTCGCAGAATTGAAATCGTCAATTCCTAGCTGTTTGAGAAGCTTCTCTTGCGCTTTCTTGACCTCTTTCGCAACGATGTTGTTCACATCATCTTGCGTAAAGGTTTTGTCATTCGGTTGTTGGTCTTGTTTCGGCGGGTTTTGCGGTTGTTGACCTTGACCTTCGTCCACTGCCGGCATTGGATTCGGTTCCTGGCCAGCTTGACCACCATCTCCACCGCCGTCGTCATCGGCGAAAAACTGCAAATCTAAACGATAGCCCCCAAGATTCACCGCTTGGTCGGTCGTGTTGGTCAATTTCATTTTCATAAACCTCCCGTATTGGGTATTTCCGTCTCCTGTTCTATTTAACGTCGGAACAGGTAAGCGACAAGATATAAAAACGCCCTAGCCACATAGCCAGGACGGATTAATATACTTGTTCACGTTCATAATTCCGTTTTAAATCGTGTTCCGCAACAAATCGTCGTATCGCGGCTTGCCGTTCCCGAACTTTGGTGCGGGCGGCTTTCACACCTTCTTGATCGCCAAGCGCCTCCATCATCTTCAATTCTCGCTTGGCGTATCGGATTTGTCTTTCCAGGTATCGCTGTTTTTGGCTGATCCGATAGGCTTCGGCAACCTGTTTCGGGTCGTACGGATGAAACCGCTGTTTCGATACCCCTTCAATAAAGGGATAAATGACATGGCGGCAATTCACTCCCAGGAGGCCTTGGGGTTCACCATAACTTGTCGAGCTAAACGGCGGATATTTTGGATGGTTGCCGCTTCTGCTGTAAATCTTTCCCTGAAACGGAGCGCAGCGGGGACGCGCATCCACGTGGCTGGACACCTCAATCAGGTCTACACCGTAATCATCCATACGCGCAAATTGCATATCATTCGCCACTCGATTCGATATAGAGCGCATAACCATGCTTACGTAGGCTTCTGTCGTCCATTTCCGGCCGCGCTTGTCCACCAAAGCCGGAATGCCGTGTTCTGCCCACCGAGCGGCCGTTTCGCGAAGCGCCTCGTTAGGAGTTGACACACCCGTCAGCACCTTGCCAGTCGTCTGATTCAAGATGTCGATATAGGCTTGTTCCGCTTGGGCGATCATGGTCGTGTTCACCAAGTTAAACACATCCAATGCCTGCCGCTGATAAGCAGACAAAACAGCGGCAATTGCGGCGCTTTCCGCTATATCGGGAGGTTGAATCGCAACCCCCATCTGCACAGCTTCTGCAAGGTCACCTTCAATTTCCTGCACTGCCTCATATCCGGCTTTCTCTAGCATGTCCGAAACAGCATTCACCGACATGCCAGCATGTTTGGCGATGGTGATGATATTTTGCTGTGTCAGCGCACCTAATTCCATCAGTTTTTGCGCCTGCCAAGCATAAGCGTCTTTTTCGAGCAACGACTTCCCTTCACGCAGGTGTTTTGCGATATTCACAAGGATTTGCTCCTCAATCGCAAGGTACACCTCGACAACGGGCATAGCGAGTTGTTGGCTTTTTTCCGGTGTCATCATTCACCACCGCTACCCATACCGAATAGGTCAATGGCTTGTGCAGTTACGGTTTGCTGTTCTTTCAAAATTTCTTGTAGTATTTTTTCGGCTTCTTCCTCTGTCACGCCGTGTACTTTCATAATTGCTCGTTTTTTGCTCGTTAAGCCATTCGTGACAAGTAACACTTGTTTGTTAATCTCAGCTGTCTGATCTTCCGCAATGGAATCATCGAACGTAACCGAAACCTTATACTTTTCCACTGGGCGTGAGAAAAAGCCGTACAATTCCGCGACTTGAATAATAACCTCGACCAACTCTTGCAAGCCCGCTTCGATCACTGTTTCATGACTTTGTTTTGTGCGGAAGGTTTTCGAGTTCTCGCTTACCACTTCGGTTGCTGTTTTCACGCCCTTCCCGTCGAACGTAAACGAGCCGGCAGAAAAACCTATTTGCATCGCCAAGATGTTCAATAACGCATTAATCGCAGCAATGTGTTCCTCGACACGTAGTTCTACCGATATGTCTTTAATTTCGTTTGAATCTTGGTCTAGGTTAAATGCCTCGTACACTTCATCGGTGGCGTCAAAGTAGCGGTGTTGCTGCCCTGTTTGCGGGTCAATGACCGTCTTAATAGCGGATGCCGGTACAATAATCCGTTTGCGACCTAGTCTAAATTCCCGCTGGAAGCTGTCAAAGGCAATATCAAGTGATTTCAGTGTGTCTAGCGAGTTCGCATAGACCGAGATACCTAGCGGTGAATTGAGGTCAATGTTATTCGCTGTATTTGGTTTGAAATAGACAAACAGCGGCCGCGTTAGGTTTTGTATCCGTGTTTCTTCTTGTAAGTCAGGGAACAATGTATTAAGCGGCACGAGCACGCCTAAATCGCTGCCGTTAGATTCGTATAACTCATTGCGGATAACGTACTCCGGGCCGTCCCATAAATGCCATTCTAAATGTGTGTATTTTTTGTCCCTCCGCCGAATTTCGCTGACAAATACACCTTCTTTGATTCCGGCGTTATCCCAACTGATTGGAATGAAACAATCAGCAGTGACATATGACAATTTAATTTGGTTATCTTCTGCATATCCTTTAATGGCCATGCCACCGAGTGCAAAATTGTATTCGAGATAGTCCTGAAACTTCATATAGAAGCTGTTTGCTTCGAACACACTCTTAATGTTTTCTGCAAGCGTTTCATCTGAAATGTTGATAGAGCATTTCTCATTGAAAATGAGCGTCGCCAATTCTTGTGAGACGACTTTCGGCATATTCAACGTGGCCATTCGGCGTGTTTTTGTTCCATTGATCGTGTGGTACTTCACGTTATGAAAATCTTTATGGTAGCCGCTATAGAGTGCTTTCCACACATCAATCTGATTAAAAAAAGTTTCATTGACCGGAATTTCTTTTTTGGCGTAGACGCTCTGAATTCCGCGGATTAACCCCATTCGATACATCACCTGCCTTAACTTTGCAATTAAGTTCTTCCACATGGCCGTCACCGCCTAATATTTCAAGTTCAATTTTTGCAGGTTGTCGTTAACATAATAAATAAAACAGTCGACTGTATGGTCATCCTCTTTGATCACTTTCGGGTCGTCGCTGTTCAATGTCTCTGCATCCCATTGATATTTCTTGTGTTCTTCGTAGAATATCTGGTTGTTCTCATTTCGGAGCATAAAAAAACGACCTTGCGCCAGCAGGTCTTGTACGTTTTCGATCATGTTCACTTTCTTTTTCTTCGCAATCGGATGCAAGCGGATGCCGTAGTCTTTGAAATACTGATTTCGTAATGCACCCTCCGCGCTGTCGATGGTGCGGCTATCAATTGGTTTCTTGTACGTTTTTACAAGCCGCTGTTCAAACTCCCATAAGTCTTTACTGAAATCGCTAGGAGCTTTCTTTACCGTCTTGTTAGCGGGTGAATAGTAGTATGTGTCAAGCAGAATGACATTTAGCTTTTTCGTCAATCCTAGCCCCAAAAAAGCAGTCGCTGACGTTTGATAGCCGCTGTCTATCGCAATATCAATCAGCATTAAATCATCATCCTCCGGCAATTCGTCAATCCAGCGGAAATGGTTGATATTGTACACCATATCCCCAAGACCGACGACTTCGCCAAGATACATCCAGCGGTAGTATTCTTCGTCATTCTGCTTGTATTGCTCAATTTTGCGGATCAGTTGAGTAGACAAAAAACCTTTTTCATCATCCAAGTACGTGGAATGATGAATGAAATAGTCCGGATCGTTTCGCTTGCTGTCCACCCACTCGTTCACCCAGTCATATGGGTTGCGCGGGGGATTGTAGGAATAATAAATCTTGACCTCTTTTCCGTCGAGCTTTTGCCGGATGAACGTATCCGCCACCACATCAATGTCCTCGACGCCGTCAAACTCCGCCAACTCCTCATACCACAACGCCATGACGTATCCCTTAGCAATCTTGGCCGACTTAATTTTCATCGGATCATCACAACCATAAAAGTAAAACGCCGTCCCTGTTGGTTTGTGGCGGATAATGAGCGGCGACTTTCCAAAATAAAATTCATGATCCAACCCCAATGTGTAAATGGCCCACTTAATCTGCTCATAAACCGAAGTAGAAAGATATTTAGCCACCTTCCGCAAAACCACCACATTTCCGTTCGGGTCGGCAATAAAGTCAGTTACCAATTTTAACGAGATCACAGACGATTTGGTAGACGAGCGGCCACCCTTCAGGATCACATTGGGCTTGTCTGTCAGCCAAAACGAATAAAACGCCGGGTTGATAAGGTCAGTGATCCGAATCGTCTTGACATCGCTCATGGAGCACCTTCCTCATCTCGTCAACATCGTTGACAATCACCACACGCGTCGCTGCACCACCGGCTTCCTCCACTTCCTTACGCTTCAATTCAAGTTCTTGGCGTTTTAAGTCCAACTCCTGCGCCTTTAGCATTTTATCGTGCAGCGTGCCGATCAATATAGCGGAATCACGCGCGGAGGTCTTAGCAATCACCTTCGGATCTTGGACGTGTTGCATGTAGAGATTGATCGTCCGCCACGCTTCCTCTATCCATTGTTCCTTTTTCTGTATTCGGAGTCTTTCGACTTCGTCTTTTTCCTCCGTTACAATCTTGTGTACCGTCGATACGGAAACCTTGAATTTCCGTGCCGTTTCGTTCATATTTCCACACAAAGCATAAAACGCTTTAATCTCTTCTCTTGTCTTATCGTCTAACTTTTTTCCTTGCGCCATCTACATACTCACCTACCTCCCGTTTCATAGCCAAACTAACAAACCACTCATTTAAGAATGGACACCAAAGCAGATGTGATTATCCTTCAACACTTGATACAACACCGCAGACACCCGATCGATCATCTCCTCGTCTCCTTCGCCATAGCCAGCTTCCTTAAAACAAGCGTGAAGGAGCTCGTGAACGAATGTTTGTTCCTTTCTCGTTTGGCAAAGACTTGAATCGAGTTCGATGATCCCTTTATGGTAGTTGATTTGTCCTAGTGTATTAAACCGTTCCAGAATCCCGTCCACTTCATGGACTTCGTAATCGATTCCGGCCACTTTGACTTTGCTTGGAATCATCTTTCCAACCCCTCTATAACACGTTTAATCCCTTCGTTACGCAATCGAATCTTATACAAAACATCCGGCTCTCGAATGAATAAAAATTTCCGTCTAGGCACGTTATAAAAATGTCCATATATGTCTAACCGCTTCCCTCTTGCATAGTAGAAAAGTAATCCTTCGCTATAACCATCCGGCATTGGTAAAGGAATGTAATCTTTCAGTTTCACTTCTTCCCTCCAAATAAAAAAGCGCCACTATAGGCGCCGTTCAATTACTATGTTTTGCTTCAATCGAAGCCATCGTTTTCAGCAACTCATGCGCAATCTTTGCCGGAACCGGGTCGTCTCCTTCCTCGATCTTTTCCAACTCGCGGATGAGCTCCAGCCACATTTTTTCGTAATCTTTCATATTTTATCACCCCTTGCTTTATATTTTACACAAGGGGGAGTTTTCTTTCATCATGCAAAAAGCACCCAATTGAATCGGATGCTCTATTTACCGTATCCATTCGTTCTTTCACACACCAAGGAAACAGGCACGAAACAATATAAATTCCCTGCCATTTTGCGTAGATGCATCCTTTGCATTTGTGCTTCTCATATGCTTCATTGACTTTTTCTTCTTCCTCATCGTATCGTTCCGTGCCTGTCACCTCGCTTTCTTCATCCGATCTTCTCTATTCCGTTAAACTCCCGTTGCACCTTTCGTGCCTTTTCCGTTTCCCTCCATCGTTTTTCCGCGTAACGAATTGCACCGTCACGGTAAAATTCAAGTTCACGGTAAAGCCGGTAGTCGATTTCAAATGTGTATTTGTCGTAGTAAACATGACAACGCGGAAAGTTTATACAGCAATACGGTTTGTCGTATGATTTGTAACGCATTTTCCATCCGTATTTCGTGCGCCAAACACCCTCCGCATCAAACCCGCTTTCGATCGGCCCCCACACTTTGCCGATCACTTGTGTTCGATCAATCCCCCACGGCCGATAATAATCCGAACCAAGGAATTCAAGGTAGTCGTCAAAGTTAAACGGTGGCGCTGACGGGTTCTTAATGCGTGGTTCGAATAGCCGACAAATGTTATTTTTGCCGCTAATTTTTATTGAAGGATTGGCAAGCATAGCGCATGTTTTGGATTCGCTGGCGAAATGACGACAATCAGAACAAAGATAGCGACAACCGTATGGGCCGTTATATTCAAGTGTGTGCTTGTCGTATGGAACCATATCGCACCACTTTTCGTTTTTTGCATTCAGCACATATTTTCGTTAGAACATCTTTTCAGAGCATAAGAAAACGCCTGTCATTTAGACAGACGTTATTCGTTCGGAACCCACCAGCCGCAATTTGGGCAATCGATATAGGGGAATTCATGTGTTTCGGTTTCTGGCAAATCAGGATCTTCAGGGTCAGAAAAAAGGATCATTTGGTTTGCTCGGTTTTTGCACTTGGGACATTCGACGATTTTATCAAAACGCGTGTTATGCGGCGCTATCTTTTGCGCCTTCAACACCGCACCCTTTGGGCTGTATTCGATCAAGTTGATTTCGTACCCCTTTTGAATAAGCCGGACAAACGATTTATTTGTTTTTCCTTCTTTCTCTTGGTGTTTGTGCATCACATCAGTGAACTTTTGGTTTAATTCATCTAGTTTTTGTAGAGCTTTTATGGCTTCGTTCACTTCTCTTTTTAATGCCTTTAGTCCTTTGAGGGCGTCTGATACATCAATATCCGCTTTCACCTTTAATACATTCAATCGGTTCGACTCGCGCATTTCTGCCATGTCGCAACACTCCTTTTCAAATTTAAAATAAAAACGCCACCCCGTTCGGAGTGACGTTCACTTTCGATCATCCGACCGCCACCCGTTTTCATAAGGCGTGAGCCAGTAGGGTGGTCAGCCGGATCGTCGCGAGGCTAAACACTCCCCACCCGCCGCGGGGGATGGGCTCTTGACGGCGGACAGGGTGCTCCCACTCGTGCGAGGGTATTCAACTTACACTATCATATTATCACACAAAAAATACTCAAAAGTGACATAAAAGTGACATCTTATCGAGACGAAAAAAGCAGGCCTAAGCCTGCATTGCCACCGTGACAACCGTTTGTTCATTTTCAAAATCCCAATACTCGCCATTCCAAACGGGTTTGCGTTTGATAACCTCGACGGCATTTCGGCCCAACAACAACCGGGTTGAGTATTCGTATCCGTCTGTCAACACCTCAAGCTCAACGTTTTCCAGCGCCGCGATCTCCGCATCGATGTACCATTCTGTTTCGCCGTTTGCAGCTCTTGACACTCCACACGGCTAAAGCCGTGGGATTCTTGGGTCGTTAACGCCCTCATCCATTTCTGGTTCGGACAACGCCCAAGTTCAGGGCTGTGTCATCAGCCCGTCCTACGGCAGAGCGTATAGCTCCGTAGGCTGATGGACTTTCGCTTACGCTACTCCATCCATCACAGGTACACTCATAATATTTAATGCACCCACGCGATCTCGATGGGTCGTGTACCCACAGGCTTGACAACGGTATTGACGGTCTTTCGCTTTGTTCTTTGCTCCGCATTGCGGGCAGAGTTGCGATGTGTATTTCGGGTCCACATACACAACCGAGATTCCAGCTAATTTCGCCTTATATTCGATAAACTTGGAAAGTTGATAAAAGCTCCATGTATGCAAGTGTTTTTCGTTTTTACGGCTTGTTCTTGCCGTCTGACGAATGTTCGTCAGCTTCTCTAATTTGATAACAGATACCTCTTCTTGAATGGCCAGATTGACGATCTGGCGGCTGATTTTATGATTGATATCCGTCATTACACGATGTTCTTTATTGTTCAATTTTCGAATGGCAGACAACTTCTTGAGTTTTCCTAACTTCTTTCTCTGTTCTTGATATTTGCGGCGTATATATTTGTTCATACGGCCATTGCCAAAAAATCGAGTCTTTCCTGTGGAAGTGACCGCCACCGCCGGAACTTTCAATCCAAGATCGACACCCATGACTTTTTCATTGTCCTTTTCACTTACAGGGACGTCGATCGACACTTGAGCATACCATTTCCCTGACTTCTCAACGATTCGCATGAGTCCAAGTTTCGCATTCGCAAGAAACTTTTGATCACGTTCGGTGATCATGGCACGGAATTTCGTCTTTTTCACTTTCCCATTTTGCATAATAGGGAAAGCGATGATATCTTTGCCAATGGAATAGTTTTGATTATTGACAAAATAAACCCGCTTTTTGAGAATCGGACGTTTCCCTGTTTTTTTCATCTTTTTAAATACACTTCTTGCATCTCGAATCGCTTGATTTAACACAGCGGAAGGGAGATTGGCATTGACATGCTTCGTTGTGATTTTAGGAAAGGATTTTTGGTCTTCCATTTGTTCAGTCAATTCATTCACCACTCGAATATACTCTTCTCCCAACTGACGAAGCAGTTGAGGATTGTGGGGAAAAAAACGAATATTCAAGGTGATGGTTTGCAACTGAATCACCCCCTTTTTTTCTGCGCTTCAACATATCGCTTAATGGTTTCGCTTGATACATTTCCTGCTGTACTCACAAAAAATGAGCGTGTCCATAAACTTGGCAAATGAGCAAGATGCTTAAACTCTTGCCTTAAGATTCGAGATGTCACTCCTTTCACTTTCGCCATAATTGCTGAAGGAGAATCCATTGGAAGACAGTTTAGAAACAAATGACAATGATCCGGCATTACTTCCATTGCAAGGATACGCCAATCATTTTCTTTACAAATTTGTTGAACAAGCTGTTTGAATCGAATTTCAACTTCACCAACCAACACTTTTCTTCGATAACGCGGACAAAAAACAAAATGATAATTGATGAGAGAAACGGTCGTTTTGGTGCGTCTGTACTGTTCCATACTTAAATTGTATCAGTTTGATTATTAAACTGCAACAAAATAGACGTTTCATCCCACCTCTAAAGAAGTGGGCTTTCACGTCTATTTTTTTGTAAAATCTCGGCGTTCCGTTTTAAGTTATTCAGCAGTTCCTCTTTTGTCTTGTTTAATTTCATAACCATTCCCCTTTCATCACATTCTACATATATAATACAACATCAACACTTTAATATGCAATAATTTTAGTTATTTTTTTAACCTTTTCCTTCTTTCTTCGACTTGCTGTTTATACTTCTCAACATCTTCGCGATAAAAAAGCCTTACCTTGGCCGGCCCTTCTCCTCGCTCAAAAATAGGGATCAATCTCCTGGTTCGGATGCTTTGAACAAACGCTGGTTCACTCATCCCCAAGAACTCTTTTGCCTCTTGTTTGGTCATAATGTTTTTCTCAGTAAATTCAATCCATTGTTCGATGTTCATAACTTTTCCCCTCCGTAGTATTTTCTTTCAAATTCCTCCCATGATTTTGAAAACTCGTGATTCTGAAACGCTTCCTTCAGCCCGCTAATTTGTTTTAAGCGGATGACTTCGTCCAGTTCCATTCCAAGTTTGGAGCAAATTTCTTTATCGCTCCATCCTTCTTTTGATAACTCGATCACAATATCACTCATAGAACGGATTTGATGCGTCCCTCGGGCACGATTGTGGCGAATGGTTGATCCCATGCGTTCATCTAAAGGCTTATCAATGACGACGATCGGCAAATACCCGTGAATCCGTTCGCGAATATCCGCATACTCTTTTCCTACACGATTGCGATGAAATCCATCGACGACCTCATATTCGTTGTCTGATTTTTTGTAGCATACAATCGGTTGTGTATATCCGTCTAGTTTAATGGATGTATACAGCAGCTTCATCTCCGGGCTGGCGACTTTGTTTGGATTATATTCGTTCGCGTGCACTTGCTCAGCCGGAACCCATCGCACACAGTCGACTGGTTCCTCAAACGGAGATATATCGGCTAAGTTGGCACGGATTAAATTCAACATATCTACCTTTTCTTTCACTGTTTCCATTTTTTCAAATTCTTTTTTCAGCTCCAGCAACAATTCTGCCACACGCATATTCACGACATCTCTTCCTCCCATTTTTCTGCGATTCGCTTCAAGTGAATATCGTCTGTATCTTTTCCGCAAAGAATGTTTCTGTACTTCTTTTTCAATTCGTATAGACGTTCAACATCGCTTTTCGTTTGACTGAATGACAGACGTTTCATCCAAAAATCATTTTTCTCAATTGCTCTTGCGATCCGCCGCCAAGATGCTACCTTCTTGGCACTTTCCAGTTTTTTATCAGCTTCATCAGGAATATCCTCCAGTTTGATTCCTTCATGTTCTTCATACCATTTCATGAACGTTTTGATCTTCTTGTAGTAGTGATCGCGCAGTTCCGGTGCGTATAGACCGATTGATTCCAGCAAAAACACGGCGTATTGCTCCCATGTCATGCCATCCGGTTTTTCTGATTTGATATTACCAAGCAATGATGTACGAGCATAAATATTTCCGAAATTCACACCGTGAACACGGTTCAGCACTTTTTCCCACGTTTCCGGTTCGAGTGCACGGAATTGGTCTAATCCGTTTCGCTGGTCATCTCCGTATGGTTGGCAAAGGCGTTGTTCATGAATCGAAAGGCCATTTTTATACATAAGTTCGTAAATTTGATTGTATTTCAAGTTGAGTTTGCTCACCGCCCCCCAAATATCTTCTGTTTCCCAATCGTAAATCGGATAAACGTTATAGACATTGATGGGTTTGTCACGGAGTTTAATTCTTGTTGTCCATCCATATCCGTTGAACCGCTCTTTTTTGTCGCTGATAATCGTCCGGAAGCGGTTCAGACTCTCATTCGTGCGAATCCCAACCCCAGCCGCTGTTAAACCGCCGTGTTTTTCGTTATACCATTTCGCGAAGTAGAGGATAAAATCCTCAAATTCCATCCCTTTTTCAAACCATTCATTCCATTCGGAAGGCATATTCCCTTCGTGTATCACATGCTCATTGACTGGCATCGGTCGCACCCATTTGTGTTTGTCTTTTTCATCCCAACAAATCCATTTTGGTTGGATGACGGAAACAGCGTTCCGTAATGACAAAGGCAAACATACCCAATAAAACCGGCCTACCACATCTTTGGTTTCTTCAATCAATTCCTCGATATGTTCGATCGTCGCTTTGTATTGCGCTTCTAAATCAATGTACAGAACATCGAATCTCTTTCCGAGTTCGCGCGCCACTTTTGCTGCCAATTGCAACATAACCGACGAATCTTTTCCGCCACTAATCGAGAAATATATATTATCAAAGGCTCTAAACGAGATTTCCAGCCTCTCAAAAGCAGCGTCCAACACATTTTGGTTTGTATAAACCTTTGCCAATTAATCCACCTCCCATAAATCAGTCACATCTTGCTCCATCGGTGGAATGAACCGCTCATCATGCGCTACTTCCGACTTTACATACCTATGACCATCCCAAATCCCGACGACATATACCTTGTTCGTTGAATATCCGTTCGGTGTTTCTCCAAAACACCTTTTCAAATGCCACAGTTGTTTTTGGGTCATCCAAACCGTCTCTTTCGGCCGATCGCGGAATGCCAATTCGACTACATACTTCCCAACCTTGTCAACTCGCTTCGCCCGGATGATGTTCGAGATGATCCGCTTTTCCATCCAGCCACTCTCCTAATACGTTCAAGTCTTTTTTGTCCTTCATTAATTCAATAAGACCTTTAAATGTATCGACAAGCGACTCTTTCCGCTGCAGACACTTCAGAATGCGAACATCTAGGCTGTTATCCGCACATATGTCAATGATGTGCACGTTCTTTTCTTGCCCAATGCGGTGCAACCGATCCTCCGCTTGCGCTCGCGTTGCATAGTCCCAGTCATTGCTGTAGAAAATCATGTATCGGCAGAACTGGAGGTTCAACCCATACCCGGCGCACGATTTATTTGCTACGAGAAAGCGTGCATTCTTTTCGAATTGCCTCAAATTCTCCTGGCGCTTCCGCTGCGGAATCTCCCCGTAAAACGGAACTGCGGACCCATCACCATATTTTTCATTCAGAACCTTAACAATATCGAGAATCTCTTGTGTGTACTTACAGAAAATCATTATTTTCTCGTCGATCATCTCGACAATATCGAGCAACAACTCCATCCTTGGATTTTCGAGCGGGTCACGGAAGAATGGCGTTCGTTTCAGGTGTTTCCCTCTCGTATCCACCCAAAACCCCGCAATCACACTCTGCACCCCCGACAACATGCGATAAATCGTATGCGGTTCCAGTTCATTCACCTCGAATAGAAGCTCATTCGCCACTTGCCAATAGTGGTCGCGTTGCCGATCATCCATTTCATAGTAGTATGTTTGGTAGGTCTTGTCCGGCAAATCTAGGCACTCGTCCTTTTTTACCTGATAACTGTACGGCGAGATTTTACGGACAAGATAATCTACATTCAGTGTCCGAACGACCTTCCCTCTCACCCGCTCGTCCCATTCAATGTGATTGGCTGCGAAGCTCCAAAATGACTTGTATCCCAATATGCGCCAATCTAAGATGTACCATTGCGCAAATAAATCGGTTTCATTCCGGCTGACCGGCGTTCCGTTAAGGATGAGCTTATATTGACAATGCTCAGCCAGTCGCATGATGTTTTGGGTTCTCTTTGCCCGGTGATTTTTTACAAGGTTGCTTTCGTCGACGACGAGATAGACTTGTTTTTCTTGCACAAGCTCTAATAGCTGGACGTTCGCTCGAATGCTTGACGATAGCGTTTCGATGCCGCAAATGGTGAACATCGATAAATCGCCTTCGACGTGCTTTTCCAGCTCTCGTTCAATTGTTTTCTTGACAGAACAAGGACAAAGCCATAGAATATGATTAACCTTGCCGGCGTTGTACCGTTTCGCGATCAGTTCCAACGCCGTGCGGGTTTTGCCGGTGCCCATCTCCATGTAAAGGGCACCGACTTTGATTTTAGATAATTTTTCGACCGCGCGCTTTTGGTGCTCATACAAATCAGTCTTTAAGGTCATCAAGCACGCTCGCCTCCGACTGCAAGATGTCCTCTAATCCGTCTTTGTGTTCGACCTTTTTCTCTGGTGCCGGCTTCACGACCAGCGCCGTTTCTTTTTGTTGTTTGTGTTCTTCAATCAACTGACAGGCGGCTTCCGTGAACCGAAACCCGTACAGTTCTGCAAACTCCTCGACCTCTTGATAATATTCCACGCGCACTAGTACAGACGGACGGCTCCATTTTGCACTAGGAAGCGTGATCGCTTTTTTGTACAAATCGCTTCCATCTGTCCAATTGATAGCAAGTTTATCGTCCCGCCGGTAAATCCAACGCCGGCACTCCGGATCATACTCTCCGTTTATCGCTTTTTGTCTGATCTCCGGGTCTAAAATGCACACCGGAAAACCAGCGTTCAATAGCTTGTTCCCGAGTTCGGCTGCCCGTTCTTCTGCCGAACCTGTTGTCTCTTTTATTGTTTTCGCCCAACTTGAGCTGTTGCGGTCCCATTCATACCCCAATTCCTTCACAATCAACCGAAACCGTTCGTTTTTCGGATACCTGACCGCGACACGATCGGGGCGAACCTGGATTTCAGCCACGGCTTTATCCTTCGTGTTTTCCGGGTATACGATGCTTTCTTGTTTGATTTGTTCCATTTCTTTTTCAAACTGTTTTTGCCACTCTGACTTGAGAGCTTCTTTCTTTTCCATTTCGATAATATCGAACAACGTCATGTATCGCAGTTCGATGTAGTATGACGCCGATGTTCGGTTCGTTAAGATAAAATCCCGTATCTGCATTAAGTCCGGCAGGCTTATTTTAAACCTTCTTTTTATTACCTCCTCCCCCTCTTTTAAATACTCGTCGAATTTTTCGATTAACGCCTGGCGAATCCTCGCTGCCCAGGCGACTTGTTTTTCTGTCCCTCTCAGCTCAGGCAGCTCCATTTCCTTCGCCAGTTCCATCGCGCGTTTCGTTTCCTCTTCGCGTTTCTTCTGCAAATACTCCTCATAGCAATCCGGGCACATTTTCGAAAACTCCCGATCTGCTTTCCATTGTCTATCTTTGACCGGCCCATAGATTTGCACGCGACCGTCATGACCGCAACTATACGTTCCATAGTACCATGCCATTTCCATTTACCTCCTTGTTTTTTTCGAGGCTTCAAACCCCTTATTGTCCGTCCGAATGCATAGGACGGACAAAAGAAGCTCGATCACCGTATTTCATTCGGGAAAAGATATATCCATGCCATGCAACGTGAGAAATCACCCGTCCAACTCATCGCTTCCATATTCATCAGTGCGCCAATCTCCAATCGATCCGCTACATACGGTGCTTCTGGCGGACTTGTCGGATCAGTCTTCAACGGCATTGTAGTAGTCTGATGCAATAGCTTCCATATCGTACTGTGATTGTGTTTGGCTATCCCAATAGTGATGACTGGCACGCCATTTCGATCATACACCGTAATGAGAGCGCCGTTTCCTTTTTCTTCTGTCCCTTTTGCCGTGTAGCCATCTATGATTTCTGTTCCGGCAGACGAGAAAATTTCCTTTCTCATCCGGCGCAAGATAAAGTAAATGCTTTTGTTCACCTCATTCGGAAGTGTTTTGCGCACATGTCCGGTGTTTAATGTGATGTGATTGATATGTCTCATTCCCCCCTCAACCTCCTAATTTCGTCAGAAAACATGTCATCAAACCAATAAAGGTCGTCAATGTATATTTTCAGCATACCATTCTCTAGGAATACGTTAGCCGCCCTGCTATATTCATACCCCGGTCGTCGCCAGCACTCTTTTAAATCACCCCAGCAATAATAGAAAATAATCCCAGAACCTTCACTTTTTCCATCGATGTGTACGTTGTACATGAAAGATTCCAACATGTCTCGAACAGTCGATTCATCCAACTCCCTGTTATATTCCATTTCAAAGAACATTTTTTATCCCCCTTGTTTTCATTTTGACTGAAAGGGATCGCTCCCCTTATCCTCCGTCCACAGTAGCGGGCGGAGTGTAAGGAAAGCGATCAACATCCGCAAGTCCCGTCCACGACTTTATTTTATTTCTTACATATATAATATATCATCTACAAAAAGATATGTAAAGATTTTTTAAGACAGACGCTTTTTTAGGCGTCTGCCTCTCCCAACAATTCCGCGATCGCATAGACGACCTCGCTTCGCCACCGCATTGCTTGTCTTTTGGTGATGTGCAGTTGCTCCGCTATCCCATCCCACGTATATCGTTGCGGCCTTGTCCAATACTTGAGCTTGACAAGTTTCCGCTTCTCGTCTGGCAATGCCTCATACACCGTCTTGATCGCGTGCGTCACCCGTTCCAACTTTTCCAACCGGCGATGTGTCACCAGCTCAATCGCCCTCTGTTCTGTCGGGCTTGACGGGAGATTGCCTCTCCCGCCGCCGACGTTTTCGTCGTCTGATGACTTGCCGTAAAGGATGTCTTTTCGTAAACGTTCGATGTCGCGTAGGTATTCATGATAGTAGTACAGGTTGTGTTCGACGTAGCGTACGATGTTTTTTGGCAGCTTGGTTGCTTGCATTTTATCCCCCCCTTTTCTCAAACGGATACAGGAGCCTTAATCGCCGGGTGCGGGTCATAGCCGACAAATTCAAAATCCTCGTATTCATAGTCGAAAATGGACGGCGGTTTCCGTTTGATCACGAGTTTTGGCAACGGGCGCGGCTCGCGCGTCAGTTGTAATTTTGCTTGTTCGATATGGTTTTTGTACAAGTGCACATCTCCGCCAGTGAAAATGAGTTCGCCGACATCAAGACCGCACTGCTCGGCGATCATATGCGTCAACAGCGCATAGCTGGCGATGTTAAACGGCAAGCCTAAAAACGTATCAACGGAGCGTTGCTGCCACATGCAAGACAGTTTTCCGTTCGCTACATAGAATTGAAAAGCGTAATGACAAGGCGGAAGCGCCATTTCACTCAATTCCCCGACGTTCCAGGCACTCACAAGCAACCGACGTGAGTGGGGATTGCGTTTGATTTCTTCAATCGTCCTGGTGATCTGGTCGATTGTTCCGCCGTCTGATGTTCTCCAAGAACGCCATTGCGCGCCGTAAATCGGGCCGAGGTCGCCGTTTTCATCGGCCCACTCGTCCCAAATCGTCACACCATTCTCCTGCAAATAGCGAACATTCGTATCGCCTTTTAAAAACCAGAGCAGTTCATAAATGATCGAGCGGATATGCAACTTTTTCGTCGTCACAAGCGGGAATCCGTCCTGCAAGTTAAAGCGCAGCTGGCGGCCGAACACCGACAGTGTACCCGTTCCTGTCCGATCTTCTTTCTCCACGCCGTTTTCTAAGATGTCTCGCAGCAAGTCTAAATATTGTTTCATGGACTCTATTCCTCCGTTGAGATAGCTTTCAACATGTCTTTGATCGCGTTTGCTGCCCGTTCATACGTCTGGGCAATCCCTTTCCACGTCACAAAATCCCCTTCATATCCGCCAGCCATTTTCAGTTGCTCGCCCTTCTCGATCCGGCTGTAATATTGCGCGTCTGCGGATGTCTTGCCTTCTTCTTCGCGCAGCCGTTTATATTCTTGTCCTTGCACGATCTCCGCCATGCCTTCGTGGTATTTCGCTTTCTTTTTGTACCAGCCCGCAATATGCCATGCGGCGCGTTCTAGCTTGGTATAGACATACTCAAGTTTGGCAAGCTCGTAGGGAGCGAGGGACTCCATCCGCCCCTCTAACTCCCGCGCTTGCTTGAGATATGTCTCATGCATCCGCACATAGCGCTGGTACTCTTGTGTGTCTGTGTCGTGCATCACGTCACCCCTTCAGCGCGATCAGTTTTTCAAGATACCACCGTGCCTTTTTCAAGTCCTCCACGCCGTTTTTGTGCTGATAACGGCTAATGTATTTCATGATGTTCCCGGTCAGGTAACCTTCTAATTGTTCTGGCGTCAGCTTGGCTGCGATGTAGTCGTATGTCTCAATGCCGCCCACTGTGTAGTGATTCGGATGGTTGACGTTGTCTAGGTCGTATAGTTGCATCATTTGTCCTCCTCGATTGTCCAATCCTTGAAAAATCCAATCTCTTCCGCAGTTGCCATCGACCCGTCTATTTCTACCCTGCATAAACGTCCGCTCTCCCGATCAATCCAGTAACCTTCCTGTTTTCTTCCGTCTTTCCATGCCCAAACGGTTTTTCCCTCCATTAATGCTTTGATCGCCTTATCAATGCCGATGTAGCGTGGACATTCACCATCTTTTAATAAGGAATATTTACCTGTTATCACGTCATTCATAGTCAATGTCAGCTTGGCCAAAAAGGCGTCGCGCAGTTCTTCTAAACTTGTGTCGAGTGTCACTTCTGTGCTTTTTCCTTGATAATGAAACAATACTCTTTTCCCGTTCTCTAACGCTTCTCTCGCTTCGTCGTAGGTGATATAGGCCATTTAAACCTCTCCTTTCTTATTCCTCAATCGTCCATTCCTTGAAAAACCCAATGTTATGAACCGTCGTCATTCCTCCTTCAGCGGACATTCCCCACAACTTCCCGCTCTCTTGGTCAATCCAATAACAAAGCCGTTTTTCTCCGTCCACCCACGCCCATACGGTTTTTCCTTCCGCGAGCGCCTTCATTGCTCGGTCAAAGGTGACGTAACGCGGGAGTATGCGCCAAATAGGACTTTTACCACCAGACCAAATAGTGAAAGGTCTTTTTTCTCCTGTCGCCTTACTTTCTTCAATTAATTGGCAATTAGAATCATAATAGGCTTTTCGATTTTTACTTTCCGCAACTTCACCCGGTTTCAATCGGTCGATCATTTGCCCCGTGGTTAGCAATTCACTCATTTTCTTTTACTCCTCTCACTATTTGTTTTGTCTCGCAATCTCAAAAACTCGGTTGCGATCATCGAGCGATCGCCATACCCAATGTCGTTTCTTTTGTTCATACTTCTCAAACCAATGCGGCTCAAAATCCTTTCGTTGCGTATATCCAGCCCGCACTCGCCCATCCTTGTATAGCTCCACATGCACCCACATATACTCATCGCCGCGCCGGATGATCGCGGCGTAGTCTTCGCTCCATCCCCAATCGAATGTCTTGGTGTATCCGATCGCTTCCCAGCCGGGGAAAGCGCTCTGTATCTTGTCTAAAATCTCACTATCTGCTTGTTGCTCGTTCTCAACGAAATCGAAAATGGTCAACTGGCTCATTTTTCGTTCAACCCCATCAACTCCATGAGTTTTTCCAACTTCATCACCACAAGCCAATCTTTCCGATCTGCCTTTAGTGCCAGTGCGTCCGGCTTCTCTCTCTCGTCTTCGAGCCACTTGTATAACGTCTGGAAGCCGTTTTTTCGGGCTTTTACCTCCCACCGAATACCTAACCCTTCGACGTCATTTTCAAAGCCTTCTTGGGCGCCGGAAAGGGGAATTCTGCGCCCTTCAATCAACTTCGCGAACTCCCTCTCTCTTTGTTGCCCTTTCCTGCGTGATTTTCTGCCGCTCACTTATTTACCACCTCACCAATTTCATCGCAAAGGAATCTCACATTTTACATCTTCATACGCCCATTTCCCGTCCTTCTTTTTATCCAGCATGACAACCACTGTCCCACTGGATTCACGAACCTCATAACCGTACATAATGTACTCATCGCCAACACCTAGCTTTTCTCTCGCTATTTTTTCAGCTTCTTTCCATGTCAAAAGTTCCCACCTCACAACAACGCCCGCAATTCCGCGATAAACTTTTGCTTCTGTAGCACCACAATTTCGCATATCGCGTATAGCTCGTTTGTCGGTTCCGTGTTCCGTTTCGTTTCTAACAATTTCTCAATCTCTTGTTCTTGTTTCCGTATGAGTTGCTGTATCTGTTCCTGCATTTGTTCTTCGGTCATTTATACCACCCGATGAATGCTGTCTGATGTTTTAAATCCGTTTGGATACCGCTTTTTCAATTTCTCGATGTTCATCACCGCGATTTCTTCCAGCGTGTAACCTGCTAATCTTGCAAGCTGGGAAACGTACCATAAGCAATCGCCTAGTTCCTTTGCAAATTCCTCCCGATCAAGTGGATGACCGTGAAAGATATGCTTTTTCAAAATATCTGCCGCTTCCCCTGCTTCCCCATTCAGACCAAGCGCATAATTGCATAGCACCTTTGCTTTGCTGTCCTCGACACTTCCTGTTCGGCTGGCTAGTTCTTGGTATTCGTTCAAGTTCATTTCTATTTCCCCTTTCTTATCACTTTTTCCGCGTCCACATCGTAAACTTGCTTACATTGTTTGCAACACCGTAATAGATGATGTTTCACAATCGCCAGCGTAAACGAAGCATTTCCGCAGTTCGAACATCTGCCTGCCCTTTCGTTAAGCGGCCGCTCCCACGGTGTTACGATCTCCCCACATTCGGGGCAGGTGTCATACTGTACTTTCTTGATCGTTTTCTTTTTGCTCTTTCCGCTGATAATATAAATTGTTTAATTTCACATGTTCTTCAATTTCCTGTTCTAACTGCTCCACCTTCTCCGCTCGGTTGATGAGCCATTCCATTGTTTCAATGTCAACACTTTCAATAGACATCATTTCAGAAAATTTATGACGTGATTTCATGATAGACAGAAGTTCTTTTGCTAATTGCAACCGCTCTTTATCGTTCATTTTTTGTCACCTTCCTGTTTTATCTGTACTAACGCATGAAAGGTTTGTTGTTTAATTTCATCTAGCAAGGCAAACGCTTCATGCGGTGTCAGACCATCATCTGAAACTAATCCCGTTAGCCCAGCTATAATTAATTGTTGATTGATATTATTTAAATCTAGCTTCATTCCCCTTTACCTCCACTTTGTTAATGTGTTCCACCATCCGTTCCCACACTTTCGGCCCTACGCCTTTGACTTCTTTCAACGATTCAAGATAGAACGAAAGAAGAGCCGCTGCCTTCTTCCGTTCATGCTCCTGTCCGTCGTGAAATCCGCGCCAATACTCTGGATTCATTTCTCCCCCTCCAGCGCTTCAATTGCTGTCTGCTGAAACGCCTTGACGGAATTGACAAACGAGCCGCCTAAAGATGGGCTCCATGTTGCGATCTGCTTCAGCGCCCGTTCGTATCGCTCAATCGTCTCCTGTTGTTTTTCAGCCACACCTATGAGTTTTCTCAATGCCCCGGCAATCGCATTAGCCGCGTCAACATCAATTCCATCCGCATCGTAGTAGCGTTCTAAGAGCCGTTCGCAACGGTTTAACAGAACCCGAAATTGTTTATCGTTCATTCCGTTCTCTCCTTTCCCTCATAAACTCTAAATAATGTTCCCGGATCCTCCATGCTATTTTCGGACCGATACCCGGGATTTCCTCAATCTTCCCAAGCCATTCCAACATAAGTTCCGTATCTTGTTTATTTTGTTCTCTTGCCCCAGCGTTAAAGCCGCGATTCCAGGCTTCCATTAGTTTAGAGTCAAAGGGAGAAGTTGTTTTCTCCCTCTCACGTTTGATCTTCCTCAACACTTTTCCCATCACATCACCAGCTTCCAGCCCTTTTTGATACGGCTATCAAGCTCGTATTTTTTCAGTGGTTCATATCGATAGACAGCTTGTCCATCTTCACGACGAAACAACAGGTACCATTTCAGCCTGCGCTTGCGCTTACTCATCGTATACATCCTTTTGCAATTTTTGGAGGGCGTACAGCCTCAAGGCCCGAAGCTCCCGTGTCGCGTCTGCCCAGCCTTCCTCGCTCTTATCCTTTCGTTCACGGAGCTCGCTGACTAGTTCTTTCAGCCGTTGAATCTCATTTTCGAGAACGATGATTTCTTTATGCAGTCGTTCCTTGTCTGCCATTGCTGTTTCGAAAAGCTCCTTGTAGTGCTCGACTTCCTGTCTGAGCCGTTCGCATTCCTGTTCTTTCTCTGCCAGTAGCTTGTGTGCGTGTATTGCTTCGCGTTTGAGCCACTCAATGCCGGCATCTTCTCCCGCATCTTCAGTGATCGTTTCACTATCGACCGGCTCATTCTTTACCGTTTCTTGTGATTCATTCTGTTGTTGTTCCAACTCTTCTTCCAATTGAGCGATCTTCTCCTTTCGAAAGCTCTTCCAGTTATACAGCTGTTGTTTGGTGATATTCTTGATCGCTGCGATCACGGCATCACTGAACCCCTGGCGGCGCAAATCGATGTATTCCTCAACAGTCAAGTCAATTTTCTTGGCCACTTCGGTCTTCTCCCCTTTCAGAATATCGTCAATCGATTCCCCATTCCGGTATCTCTCAAGCTGCTCTGGCGTCAGTTTATATGTCCGCACTGTTGTGTCTATCCCGTGAGGCCGTCGTCCGAAACGCACTTCACCTGAACGATATGGCGAAACCTTCGTGATTGCCGGCATCCCGTTCACCTCACTTCTCATCGATCGGCATGATTGTGATTTCCACTCTCGGCGTCTCGCTGTACCATTTGGAAATATGTAAGTCCACCACCTGGCTGTCATCTTTCCAAATGACGTTTTTGAGCGCGTCTTTGACTCCTTTGACGTAGTTGTCGACATCCGGTTTGGTTGTTGGCCTTAGCTGGCCGGCTTCGGCTGCCGCCTTTTTCTTTTTGCTGAAACTTTTCAAGGTAGGCTTGTACACCTTAACCACAAGTGATATAGGTCCCTCGAGTAATTTTTCAGGGCGATGTTCAGAAGCTACTAATTTCACGTAATCCTTGAAATCTCTCGATTTTTTCGGGTCATACATTCGGATATGACCGTCAATCATGGTTGCTCGAGGTCGTCCCTGTGCGACAGGTTCGCCATAGACCGTGAATTGAATCATCGATCTTCCCCTTCCAATTCTTGATAGCAAACCGAGCAAACAATATCTACACGGATAAGCGATACCCTATGGCGATATTTCTTCACTCGAGGCGAATAAAATTTTTCGCATCTTTCGCACTCCCACCATCCGATGCATCCTAAAATCTGTTTGAACGTATACACGAAGTACGAGATAATCGGGTCAATGTAAAATTCCTTGAATGAATACTTTTCCGGTTTCATTAATAACCACTCTCCTGGCGCTGGTGATTGACGGCGTTTTTCCGCAGATACGCTTCTTCGATCTCCTGCCACGAAAAACCGAGCATTTCACCGAGTCTCAAATAATGCTCAAATCCGAACACATATTTTGCAATCGCTGCATCATCACCATCATGGCAACACCACCACAATTCGGTTACATAGCGATTGACTAAAGCAAACAGCGTTAAAACATCGTGTACTTTGCTTGGAGTTAAGCTGCTACCTAGCTCGATCCCCAATTCATTTCCAATGGATAGGTAGAAGTGAAGACCGTCCACATATTCTTCAAGCAACGGTCTTTTTACAATTTGTAAGCCTTCTCCGCAACAATACCAACATGTTTCACGTTGGAATCCTAATGTCTTTCTTCCTTCGCAATACTCACAAATTTCATAAACAGCTCTTCTCGGTTTTTGGTCATGGCTCCAAAACTTAAACCCACGCCATTCTTGACAAAGTTCCCCTAACTCCACTTGCAACGCAAGGATTTTCTTTGCCAACCGATCTTCGTCTGGCTTTCGCGGATGCTCGCGCTCGATATGCTCGTCCAGTTTCCGTTGCATGTCAAAGAGTTTTTGTAGATTCATTGTTTATTCCCCCCCTTCCTTTCATTCGCTAACTCCGCCAACGCCCCCCAAAGCTGCCGTTTGGCATCGTCCATTAGCTCAAAAACTTCCCTTGGAGTATAACCAAAATCATCAACCAGGACAGTCATCATGCTAGCAATTAACTGATGTTCAAACCTTGTGATGTCGAACTTGTTTTTTCCATTTCCCATCGTTCAATCCTCCAATTTGAGTTTTCAATGCTACCCTCAATTCTGACACAATGGACAAAATGACATCCGGTTCGTTCGCGTGGGCTTCTAATTCATCACAAGCCCGCAGGTAAGATTTGCGCGCTCTTTCGTACTGCTCAATTTTGGCTTGCGCTTCTTCAAACCGCTCAAGTAGCGCTAAATACTCTTTGTCCAGTTCGGCTATGGCACGGCTGATTGCTCTTCTCATCACCTCACGCGGTTGTTGCGTTCTCTCAAAATACTTTGTTGCTTCTCTGTATCCATCCATGTTTCTCCCCTCCGTTAAACCGGTTTATCTCCCTCGTACGCCGCCGTTTTATGTATGTCGGTACTTTCCTATTCCTCTTGCTGTCCGGCGGCTGTACGGCGATGATAGAGGCCTTATTCATCCGGCAATGCACTCACATAAAAGTTTCCGTGTTTATCCGCCTTTAGCGGCTCGTCTTGAGCCGGAAAAATATCAACAGGCGCTTTGCAATTGTGGCATTCCACTTCTGTCGTCCCCTCCGCCACATAATGGCGAGAATGTAAGCCGCAGTTTGGGCAGGCGTAAAACGCTTTGTAGTGCGGCGTTCCTTGTTTAAACTTGATGCCTGTGATCCAAAAGGTCGGAACGCCTTTTTCTTCCGCTTCCTTCTTCTTCTCTGCGTACCAATCCCGGAGCTGTTCCGGCAACAAATCGATTAATGACACTTCTGTCTGTCCGACGTCTTGCAATGTGATCGTCGTTTCTTCCGATCCCTTTTTGATTTTTGGTTCAATTAACTTCCCGCCGATCACCTGGAACGTTTTCGAAACAAGCTGTTCCAAAATCTCGTTAGTCACGTTGTCGATCTTAATTTGAGCGCTCCGATCCCCGAGTTTCACTTTAATTTGCAGTTTCATCATTTTTCCCTCCGATCCACGAGCGTTTAATTTCTTCCAACGCTAATATCCTTTTCAATTCACGATATTCCAGTTCATATATCGCTTTTCCCTTGTATTCATCAATCCCCAATTCAAGTAACCGACGTATGATAAACTGTTTTTGCAACTCACGCCGATATTCATCAGACGTGCAAACCTTCCGCAGTATCGCCAACCCGGCCACCCCCTTTCCGAGAGGTGAGTTGCTGAAACCATTCTTTATCGCGGGTATCCAACGCAAGGTTTATGAGTATTTCAATCTCTTGGCTTGTCCAATCGTTCATTTCCTCCGCCGGCACGAACTCGCTTATGAGCATCCGCCGTTTTTGATTGACCGTCCGCCCATCCTTGGTCAATGTGAACACGACACTGCATTCCGGCGGTCTTGTCCACTCGACATATCCCAACCAACCGTATACATAGTGGTGAACGTTGACACACCGCACCCAGTCGCCCGGTTGCATCTCCCTCTCCCCCTTTTTTACTTAAAAAGGCAAGTTATCAAAATCATCTATATCAATCGGCTCACCGCCAAACGGATCATCATTCCCCCACTCCGTTTCAGGCGGACGCGACAAGGCCTCTCTCGCCGTTTTTGAGGCGTCTTTTTGTTGTGCCGCACCATTCCACTTACCCTGTTGTCTATCGCCGCTCTGCGGGGCTTCCTTTGGTTTAACAGGGAAATCAAAACTACTCACCACAACTTCATATACCCGCACATTCTTACCTTCTTGATTTTGATATGTTCGTTGTTGTAGTCGGCCTGTTATTCCAAAGAAATCACCTTTTCTAATGTGTTCGGCCATGATTAAACCTTGTTTCCCCCATGCTATAAACGGAATGAAATCACTTTCGTATTGCCCTTGGCTATTTTTGTAATACCTTTGCACCACGATAACCCCTGAAGCAACCTCTTTTCCTGATGGAGTATATCGAAGTTCTAAATCTGCTACCGCACGTCCAGTTAATGTAATAATGTTCATATCGCTTCATCCTCCTTGTGTAAGTAATCATATTTATATAACATTGGAAAATTAGGATTCTTCTTTCTCATTACATGGAAATGCTTATGATCTTTGTTTGAGTAAAACAGAAACAAATTTTCTATTCTGTTATCATCTTTCTTTTCGTTCAGATGATGCACTACTTCATGAGGTTCTAGAAATCTGCCTAAAAACTTTTCCATTACTAACCGATGTTCTAAAACGCAATTATTAGCGTTAGCGTAAGGATGATCCTTAACCTTTACATATACATAACCCTCATTTGTATATGTTTTTCCGCCCTTCCAACTATGATGTTTTTCAAAATTTCTTTCTTTCGATTTTTCGCCTATTTTCTTTTTGTGTCTTTCTGACTTTTCGTAAAATCCCCGAGCTTCGATATTATGTTTTTTCAACCACTTTGCTACAGTTGCAAAATGAACTCCAAGCATTGCAGCTATATCAGTGGTGCTATACCCTTCAACTACATATTTTTGATACAACCATTCTCGGTTATTAAAAGTTGCGTATTCAGGTTTTTTATTAGTCAATCCTAGCCTGTTCTTTTTGACAGCTATAGATCTGCAACTTCTTCCTAACTTTTGTGCTATTTCTTTATTGTTTAAACCTTGAGAAACATATTCTTTCAGCCTGTCCAATTCATTTTCTGACCATCCGTCAGTAAATTGATTAGGCAATTAAACCACCCCTGTCCGCTTGCTGTTCGTTATTTGTCTTGTGTATCATGATATACTGGTGAATTATTGCTTATTTTTCAACGAACACGATATAGGAAAACTCCTTCGGCTTGCTTTCCACCACCTCAACGACTTGCAGTTTTTCGCCGTCCGGTGTTTTGATCGTCTTTTCTACCACATATCGTTTTTGCATCGGTTTCCCCCTCCACGTATTCCTCACGAATCACTTTCCGCTGCCACTCTAGCCAATCTTGCACGTTCTTCCTCTCCCTCCATGTATTTTTCAAAGGCTTCCTTCGTCGTGTTTGGTATCAACCCAGCTTTAAATAAGTCATATTCATCCGCCCAGTACCACGGGCCGTACCTCACTTCTCTTTCTTTCCGCAGCCAATCAGCAAAATCCCGATCCTGGTGCGCAAGTTGGTGATGGATTTTGCATAGCGGCGCGAGATTCCGCCACTTCCCGCGTCCGCCTTGCGAGCGGAAACGGACGTGATGCGCTTCTATGTTGTATGTACTGCCGCACACAAGGCAGGAACTTCCGAACTCCTCCACCATCCGCGTGTACTCTCGCTTGCTCACGCTCCCGCGCGCCTTCCGGTTCGGGATAACGCGGCCTTTATACGTCTGAACCTTCCCCTTCCGCTTCTTCGGCTTCTTCTCCCGCACCCGCGGCTTGGGCTTGTCCTTTCGCGCTTTGGCCGGCTTCGGCGCCGGGTTGAATTCATTAGATAGGTTCACGCGGACACCTCCTTTTCATAGATGCCAGCAAGCGCTGGAAACTCATCGTGTTCTTTTTTTAGCTCTCTAAATGATCGAAACCTGTACCCCAATGACATTGGGGAGTCCATCGGGTACTGATGACAGTTCATTGGCCACCGTTGAAACGTCCGACAGAAAAAATAGGTGGCTTCTTCTTCGTCTCGCGCAAACACGAAGGCGAATCGTCCTTTCTCAATCTTCATTGCATATACATGGATCTCATCAATGCCAAGCAGGTTTTGTTCCATGAGCTCACCGATCGCTTGGTTGTCTCTATCTGTCGCGTTGGCGATCACTTCGTCGAACTTGTCTGCCGGATCATCGTATTTTAATTTTCCGGCAGACAGAAAATGACGTATCGCATAGACAAGCACTTTGCTTTCGTCCCTCATCGCATCCTTGAGCAATTCACGAATGGTAGACATCATCAATCACTCCGGTGTGTTCGTTGTACCGCACTTTCACTGTTCCGACGGGTCCGTTCCGGTTTTTGCTGACGATGATCTCAAGCGTATCATCGTCTGACTCTTTGTTGTAATACTTATCTCGATACAGGAACAGGATGATGTCTGCATCCTGTTCCACGCTTCCCGACTCGCGGATGTCAGACATCATAGGGCGTTTGTCTGACCGCTGCTCTACTGATCGGTTCAATTGAGCCAGCGTCACTACTGGGCAGTTGAACTCCTTGGCCATTTCCTTTAGCGATCTTGACAATTCTGTGACTTGCAAGTGAGCGTTCCCGCCATAAAAGTGAGCTGGACGGATAAGTGTGAGATAGTCAATAAAGACAATCGGCTTTTTTTCGGGAAATCTGTGAAGAATTTTCCTTGTTTTCGCTCTCATTTCCGCAATCGTTTGTCCGGCCCCGTCAAATATCTGTATGTTCGTCTGCGACACCCTCCCGATCACATCCGGCCAGCGCTTCTTTTGCTCATCCGACAGCCCTCTGTACAAATCGCGCATCTTAGTTCGATTGAAACTTCCAACAGACGCGATGAGTCTGTCCCGTATCATCGAGCTGGGCATTTCAAGCGAGAACACAATCGGCAAATACCCTTGCCATCCAGCCTGTTTGGCTAGGTGTATCATCACGTCACTTTTCCCCATGCTCGGCCGGGCAGCGATTACGGTTAGCGAAGCATCTTGAAATCCGTTGGTCATCCGGTCGAGCTTCACAATCCCGGTCGGCACGCCCCGTTTCTGCTCGATCGGCGTCCACGGCGCGTCATAAATCTCCGCCGCCAAGTCTGTGATCGATGAATAATCATCCAGCCTCGCTTGGTTCAGCTTGTCCAATTCCGACGTGATGCGGTCAATCGGCCAATTTTCTTGTGCGGCCACAGTCAAAATGCGCTTTTTCTCCCGTTCCTTCCAAGAATCAAGGACAAGCCGCTCGTATTGCTCAAATTTCTGTTCATTCGCATAGTCAGCCAGCTCATTGAGATACGACACGCCGCCTAGTTCGGCGATGTCCGCCGCCATCGCAAGTGATACGATGTCCACCATCTTCCCGTCGTTCACAAGTTGTTTCATCGTATCGAACAGGCGGCGGTGCCGTGCTTCGTCAAAATGGTGTGTGTTTAAAATTGTGTCCTTTAGGAGATACTGGTGTTCAAGGAATGTGCCCAGTATCGCCTTTTCTGCCGTAACCGACATCACCAATCCTCTCCGGCATTCGGATCATGAACGTATTCCTCAAAATATGGTGGTTTGATTTCTTTGCAGCAAAGGTCTGCCGGAGTGGGAGGAAATCGGTTTTCTTTTGCGTATTGAATCAAGCGTTCAAAAATTTCTTCGTATTTCCGATCTTTAAGAACTTCTGTCCACGTTTCAATCATCGCCGGCAACACATCTTCGTCGATAGGGAAGTTGTTTGGATACAGCGCATAAATGTGTTTCAACAATAACGCTGTTTCTTTTTTTGTCATGACGCTCACTCCTCTAATAAATTGATGTATGCGTCAAATGCGGCCATCTTCTGCGCGACGGCGCGACCGCGGCGGGCGGGTTTTTTCTTTTCTTGTTTCTCCAAGTCAGTAAGGGATGTGATGCCGTCCTCTTTAAAATTTTTCAATATCCCCCTAATATAGCTCCATCTCCGTTTCCCTTGCTCATAGGCGATGTCAATTGCTTTCTTGACCAACTCATCCCCTAGTTCGTTTCTCCAATAATCAAGTTGTAAAGCAATATCTCCGTTGATCTGACCGATTTTTTGTTGGTATTCGATTGAGACTTTATCCATTTCGGTTTCTTCAAAGAATTCTTGCTCGTCTATAGAGAGAGATTTATTATTACTTACTTCTTTATTACTTATTTCTTTATTACTTGGGTCGGTTAAACCGAAGTCGGAAAACCCTACTTCGGTTTTCCCGATTTCGGAAAAGACGGGTGTTTCATAAACTTCATATTCCCAACCCTCGAAGCGTCCTTTGTTGTTCCGTTTCTTTGTTCGTCGTATATATCCGGCTTCTTCCAATTCTTTAAGTCCCGATCTCACTGCATCTCGGCCGTCCTTTGATTTGTTTTCGAGGTCAGCTATATACACCTGCCAGTTGTCCGGTTTGCTAAGCAAGTACCCCAGCATCCCTTTTGCTTTCCATGAAATGCGCTCATCTTCAAAAACCGCTCGGTCGATCTGAACAAACGGGTTATCTCGTTTGCGAACTCTAATGACACTCAAGATTGTTGTTCCTCCTTGATGCAAATTGCTTTCCCTTTCTCAATCCTCACCACCCGGAAACCGGGATGGGACGCCCGGACGTATCCCATCACGTAGGCGATGTATTCTTGTTTCGTCCGGGCCATCCACTTGTAACAATGAGGAATCGCCACCTCGTATTCCAATCCTGGCCGGTATGCCTTTTCAACAGGCTTTTTTCTCCCACTCATCTGACCGCCTCTTGCAACCAAAGAATGACGATTATCACAATCCACGTAATAAACATGCCCTTCATGTCGTTTTCTACTGCTCGCCTCGCCTTGTTCCGCTCGACACGGGACAGGAGTTGTTCAAATTCCTCAACTTTCATTTTTGCTGCCCCTTTCCGGTCAGAATAGAAATCGCCCGGCTGGCTTCCTCTGCTGTCCAATCTTCCATGTTCTTAGTGACGCCCAATTGCTCTTTCAGTCGCTCGTAAAGGGCTTGTTTCGGATATTTGTCCGACGCTTTTTTGTTGAGCAGGCTGTCGATATAGTTGAGTTGTTTCTCGCTCGCCTTTTGTGACACGCCTGCCTCGGCCGCGTTGGCGTCGTCATCATCCTCCGCCGCAATCCCCAACGCCGCGCATAGTGAGTATCGTCTTGCATATGTGACCGCGCTCCCTGCGCCTTGTGCCGTGACTTTGCCCATCGGGAGCTTGAGCGGGTCGCTCTCGATGAACTCGCCGCTTGTGTGTAGCAGAAGGGTCGTCACACAAATGTAGTCTCCTTCCGTCGTCGTAGATTGGAAGAATGATAGACCGTGTTTTGCAAGATGCGGCTTGATCGTGGTGACGATTTCCTCAAGCGGGCTGTATTTACTCTGAAAGTGTGGGTTGGTAGCTGTTTTTTTCGGCGCCGGGCACTCTGCTTGGAATTGGCAGAGCGCCGCGGCGATGTTGGCGATGGAATCAGAACGATTCATTTTCTTTTTCCTCCTTTTGTGGTACACTGTCTGTAGTATCGTTTCGTTTGTACCGGGGAAGCTGGCGGACGTGTTCAATCACTTCGGTAATCTCCGCCAGCCGTTGGATGAGGCGCGGCAATTCCTCTTGATACAATGCCATTTTTTCTTCCAGACGCTTGATCTCACTTTCAAGCGCCTTTTTTTGTCGCTCAAGGTCTCTTAGTACGCTCATTCGTCCCACCCCGCTGTTTTCTCTTTTCCGGCTTCTAGGCAAAACGCCATCGCACAATACTTGTCATAGTGAATCATCAACCCGTCCGTGAACTCGATGATGCTCTCTCCCTCGACGATCTCCCCGTAGCACCCCGCGCACTCGCCAATCACGCGCGGTTCTTCAAACTTGACGTTGACGGTCATGCCGTTTTCGATCATGCTCTCACCTCCTTTCCTAACGCCCTACAGTCGGCGCAGGAGGACAGGACAACTTGGCCAACAAGGAAACTCCTGCGCCCACCGACAGGCGCTAGGCCTGTCTTGTGAAACGGAGAGAAAATATGCTATATTGTGATTGAACGAGCTGGTTGGTTATGATGGCTAGTGTTGGGACACTGGCCGTTTTTCTTTTGCAAAAACGCTTGTATAGCTTCTTTTCGTTTTTTTTCTTCTGCCGACAGCAACTCTCGATTTTCGCGCGCTTGTTGGCAAAATCTACGAATCTCTGAAGTTTTCATTAGTCGGCTTGCAGTAAAGCGGATATTCATTGCTCATTCCCCTTTCTGATAATCGCTGTAATATTGATTCCGCGCTCTTGAAGCGTTGCGATCAGTTCGACCAGTCGGTCATGTTCCTCTTTCCGTCGCAGGAGCTCGTCCAACTCACGACGACAGCGTTGGTATTCTTCAACCCAACGATCGGCGGACTGCAAATCTCCGTGTTCCAATTCAAGATAGGCGCGAGATAGATAGAATTTGCAGTGTTCGAGCAAGCTGTTGCCATGTTCTAAGTCGCCTGGGAGGACGTTGAGGGCGTCCTGCCGGTTGGTTTGTTGGTTCATTGATTCTCCTCCCCCTTTGGGTTGATAATGTCATCTATTTAAGCAGGTACTTTTCTGCATAAAGTTGCGTTAACTTTTCTATGAGGTCGACTTCACGTTTTAATTCATCCATCTTCTTTAGATAAAATTCTTTTATCGATCCATCGAAATTAGGATGGATAAAATCGTAAAGAACCGCATACCCCTCAAAGACATCGCTCCACTTGAACCGGTCATCCAAATAACGGTTGAGTATCTCATTATCTTCAATTCTGTTCTCCATTGATACAAGGAGCAGAAAATAAGGATCAGAATGGTTATATCCAATCGTGTAAGAAATGCAGCTGACTGACAATTCTTCAGCTAAAGACAAAACATCATCGCCGAATTTTTTAGCCACCAAAACACGCTCTACTTTTTTATCGCTTAATTCAGGGGAATTAGAGTAATCTACTACTTGGAACAAATCCCTTCTTTTCGCCGTGCCCTTTTTTAGTTCGAAAACAATCGCGTTTCTGTCGTTCAAAAACAGAATGTCGACTTCTCCATTTTTTAACTTCGATTGCCTTTTTGCTTCAAATGCTTGTCCTTCTGATGAGTAAGACCAGGCTAAATCGTTTATCGCCTCAAACAAGACTTTTTCTAAATATTGTTCGCTTTTAAAACTTCTTCCTGAATCTGTATCTTTAAAAAGCTTTGTGTACTCATCGCTAATGAAGAAACCATGAAATCCGATTGGCCTTCCGTTTGCTATCGCACCAAAAAGACCTGTTGTTTGCATGATTATTGAATTCAAAACGTTTATAGTGTTCTTGAATCTCTCGCTGACGTCTTGATTGTACGTACGCAACGCTTCTAAATAAGCGTTTTGTCCATATCTTGAAGCGTGGTGGTAAAGAAGCACTTCGATCATCTTTTTGTATGAAAGAGGGGTTTTAATTGGCTGTTCGTCCAGTCTGAACGCTTTCGCAATGGAAACATGTTCCTTTCCGTACAATTTTTCAAAATCGAATATAGTCAATTGCTCCATCCTTAATCTCCTCCCCTGCTTGTCCACTTTCTCGCCAAAAGGAACGCCCTCACAGGGCAGCCGGATCATATTCCCGGTCGATGCGCTCATGCAGTTCCCGTTTGAACCGCATGAGTTCGTCATGCATGCTCCGGTCGCGGTTTTTCATCACCTCCGCCACCACTCGCGTGTAGAACGCGATCGCGGCTTCCAATGTATCGAAATCATACGCGCTGGGGAGTTTCGGCATTTTGGTTCACCTCCTTCACAAGTTTTCCGTTTTCCCAATCTAGCTCGCCGCGTTCGATCTTAGCGATGATTCGCGGAACGGATGTGCGCAGAAAGAATGTATATACGCGTTTGATCGCCTCACGTGATGGTTGGTTCATAGCGACCACCTCAGGAAATGTATTTGCTGTAAATGGTTTTGCTAATGGAAATGTCTAGCCCGAACTTTTCTTTAATCGCCATAAGGTTGACCGTATCCTCCAAAATGCGTTGGCGCTCGATCAGCATGTTGGGTGTCATTTCGTTTTTCTTGACCATTTTCGGATAGCCGTATTTTGTGGATACAGCCTTGTTTGCGATCGCGTTGGCTTTGATGTAGTCAACCTGTTCTGGTCGGCTGAGCGATTCTTTGAGCCTCCGCATCATTTCTTTTTGATGTTCTTTATCCAACATGCGGAAGACTTGGAAGCCTTCAAGACCGGACGCTTGTCGGAGTGCCTTCAAGATGTCGTAAATCCAAAATCTGAATTCAACAGCCTCTTTCTTACGGCTTTGGGTGATCGCTTCATAAATCCCGTATTCATTCACAATTATCATTTCCTGCGGCCCGCCAGACGTCGGAAGGGTGTGACTTGAAATCACATCCTTTTTGACTTGTTTTTCGATCGCCTTCAAACGTCTTGCTACTGCTGCTGTTTGTAATTTAAGAGCCCTTGAAATATCAGCCAATACAGCCCACCAGCATCCTGCGCTTTTTTCGATAAACCGGATCGAGTGGCCGTTCCATTCTTCAATATGGATCGTTGTCATTCATGAACCTCCTTTATTACGCGCTTTTGTCACCATTTTGGTGACCACGGGGTAAAAAAATATCTTCAATTCGCATATCAAAGAAGTCGCGTAACTTGAACATCTCGTCAAGAGTGAATTGTCGTTCCCCACGTTCTTTCATACTATAAGCCCTAACGGATATGCCCAAATAAGAAGCTAACTCTTTTTGGGTAATCCCTTTTTTCTTCCGCAACACTAGTAGCTTTTCTTGCATTGCCCTCACCTCCTGACTTAATAATATCACCATTTTGGTGACTAGTAAAGTACTTTTTGTTATTTTTTTAGATTTGTTGTTCCGAAATGGTGACGTTTATGCTACATTATTATCGGAGGAAGGAGGTGAAAATGTGAATCTTCAGAAATATGTAGGTGAAAAAATAAAGGAATTTCGCCTAAAACAAGGAATGAGCCAGGAGGAGTTGGCTGATCTGCTACAGACGACAAAACAGACGGTCAGTCGTTATGAAATTGGAGAAAGAAAAGCAAACCAAGACGTCTTGTTTAAACTCTCCGAGATATTCGGGGTAAGCATTGACGATTTTTTCCCTCCGAAAGAAAAGCGATTATCCTTTTCTATGCTCCCTGTAGTCGGTAGGGTATCATGCGGAAATGGGGTTATCGCATATGAGGAAATCGAATCGTATGAACCAGTCCCTGCTGACTGGATTGATGGAGGGGAATATTTCTTTGCCAAGGCCAAAGGCGACTCCATGATCGGCGCACGAATCATGGACGGCGACTTGCTCCTCATCCGCCGCCAGGATGATGTCGACAACGGAGAAATCGCCGCCGTGTTGATTGATGATGAAATCGTGCTGAAAAGAGTATACAAGACCGACGACACTATTATTCTACAAAGTGAAAACCCGGCCTACAAGCCGATTGTCGTCCGGCCGGGGGATGCCAAGAATGTAAGAATCATAGGCAAACTGAAAAAGGTAGTCCTAAATTTCTAGCGCTAGGAATTTAGAGGGTGGGCGACGGCTCGCCCATCTTTTTTAGGAGGTAATCAACATGCGAACGGCATTGTATATCCGTGTGAGCACGGAAGACCAGGCGCGGGAGGGGTATTCCATTTCAGCTCAAAAGGACAAGCTGCAAGCATACTGCCTTTCTCAAGGGTGGGATATTGAGGACTTTTACATTGATGATGGGTACAGTGCGAAAGATTTAAACCGGCCAGGGATAAAACGGATGATCGATAATATCCAAAAAGGACTCATTGATTGTGTGCTTGTGTATCGTTTAGATCGTCTCACTCGCTCTGTTCTCGACTTGTACAAGCTTCTTGAGATATTCGAGAAACATAACTGCAAGTTCAAGTCCGCGACGGAGATATACGACACAACAACCGCAATGGGCAGAATGTTCATCACAATCGTGGCGGCACTCGCCCAATGGGAACGTGAGAATATCGGTGAACGCGTGAAAATTGGGTTGCAACAGAAGGTGAAGGAAGGCGGTTGGCATGGAGGAATTGTGCCGTACGGATATAGATACACAGAAAACGGATTGGAAATTGACGAGGAAGAAGCGAAAGTTGTACGGCTTATTTATGATCTTTACCTATCCGGCAAGGGCGATCATAAAATCGCGGGCATATTGAACAGGATGGGGCATCGTACAAGAAACGGAAATGTATGGACAGGAAAAGTCATCCGTGACATCTTGCAGAATCCAGCTTATACAGGTGATATTCGATATATGGGAGAAGTTCATCAGGGTTTTATGACGGCGATTGTCAGCCGTGAAGTGTTTGAACAAGCTCAAAAATCAAGAGAGTCGAGAAGAGGAAAACACCCTCGTCGGAACGCCAGCACCTATATTTTCTCCGGCGTGATGAGATGCGGCCGTTGTGGCGCTTTGATGAACGGGAAAGCCAATTATAGCAGGTATAAAGGGAAACGTCTTCACTATAAACTTTATGTGTGCATCAACACAAGAACAGGCGCTTGCGATATGCCGCTTTTGAATGAAGCGGACATCGAAGCGACGTTGATTCAGTTTCTTTCTCAGTACCGCGATGATGTCCTTTCTCTTGAAGTCGCCAACACAATGGACAAGAAGGATAACATCCAAGAAGAAATGAAATCAATTGAAAATCAGCTGGAACAAATCAAAAATCGTAAACGAAAATGGCAAGTCGCTTATGCGAATGAAGTGATTACGCTTGATGATTTAAGAGAACTGACTCAAAAGGATAATGAGTTAGAAAAAACACTCCGTCAACGATACGAGGATCTAAAATCACAGACAACAGAAGAATGGAAGACCCCTGAATTGATCGCTGCGATTATCTCTGACTTTTTGAACAATTGGGCTTTTTTGACGGAAGAAGAGAAAAAAGAATGTATACGGATATACATTAAGGAATTTTTCGTCCAAGCATCATCAGACCGGCCGAACCAATACAAGAAGCGTGAGATTTCCATTTCAGACGTTGAGTTCAACTGA